CCGTGTTCAACAACAAAGCAAAAAGGTTGAGCAGGAATTAAAGAAAACTCAGAGAGCAGCCAGGGATGTTGAGGCAGCGTTTCAGCGGATGGGACGCAAAGGAATAAGAAGCTTTCGTGACTTAGAAAGCAACGCGGCCCGCCTTGGCAAGCGTATGGGCGGTCTGCGCGGAACGATTGGTAAAGCAGCTATTGCCTTCGCTGCGTTCCGGGCGGTTCAAACAGGCGTCCAGCGCGTTGAATCTGAACGCAGGATCAAGCTGTTGGGTGAACGGTTTGGTGAATATGCACAGCTGCAAGATGCCGCGACGCAAGCCGCTCAGAAGTTCAAGCTCAGCCAGACAGAAGCTAATCAGGCTTTGGCAAATGCGTTCGCCCGTTTGCGGCCTCTTGGCGTTTCGCTTGAAGACATCACTTCAACCTTTGGCGGCTTCAGGACCGCTGCTGTTTTGGGGGGCGCGACTGCAGCTGAGGCATCTGCAGCCTTCACTCAGTTGTCACAAGCCCTGGGCTCTGGCGCATTGCGTGGCGATGAGTTCCGAAGCATTGCTGAGCAGGCACCGTTGGTGCTTCAGGCAATCTCTGATGAAACAGGCGTTGCAGCTGGGGACCTGAAGGAATATGCAGCGCAAGGCTTGCTGACCAGCGACATTGTTATCAAAGCTCTCAAGAGAATTGAGAGTGAGGGCGCTGGCAGACTTGCCCAAGCTTTGGATGGCCCGGCAGGAAAAATCAAAGAGTTCCAAAATGCAACTGAAGACGTACAAGTTGCATTGACGGAATCAGTTATTCCTGAACTGAGTAAATCATTTGTCATCTTGGCGGACATCATCACGGACCTGAAACCTGTGATCAAAGGTGTTGGTGATTTTGCAGCCACAGTTCTTGGCGGCATTGCAAGCGCGATTGAACGTATCCGTGACCCGGGCAAGCTTGCATCAGAAGTGCAAACAGATCGGGCACGCAAGTTAATGGCTAAAGGCATTTCTTTGCGACGCCTTACTGGTTCAGGAATGTCAAACATCCCGGCATTGTCTGCCGCAGATGAGGCGCTTTTGTTTGGGACAAAGCCTACTGCTGACCCAAAAGGCACAACACCTCTTGATGACTTGAAGAAGTCAAATGACAAGGTCGATATATCACAAAGATTGCTTGATTTAAATAAGCAGCTAATCGCCGCTCAGGATGCTGAGCAACTGCGCCTAGCAGCAACGTTAGAGCTTATGGTCAGAAAGCAGGAGATAGCCGAAAGCAACCTGTTGCCTTTAGAGAAAGAAAACGCGTTAAATCAAGCGCATTTTGCTTTTAGGCAAAAAATCCGTGGAATTGATGCAGACATTGCGGAGCAACAGCAGAAAAATTTTGCAGCTCAGATGAAACATCAAGACGAGCTTAGGGAAAAAATTGCAGAGCAAAAGAACCAGTATGAAGAGTTGAACACCACCTTCCGCAACGGCATTGTTGATTCAATCTTGGATGCAGTAGAGGGGAGTAAGTCTCTCGGTGAATCCCTCGTTGGTGTTCTCAAGCAGATGGCAAGGCTGATCCTTCAGCAGCAGCTGTTGAACGCTTTGGGCGGATTCAATCTCTTCGGCGGTGGAGGCGGTGGTGCTGGTGGTGGCTTTGGAGTCACTCCGGCAACATCTGGGCTTGATTTTTCTGGTGCTTTCGCCAACGGTGGTCGTCCAGCAGTTGGTAAAGCTGCACTGGTTGGCGAGCGTGGGCCTGAGCTGTTTGTCCCCGATCGTGCTGGGACGATTGTTCCGAACCATGCAATGGGTGGGGCTAACGTGACGGTGAACGTGGACGCTTCTGGCTCTTCTGTGGAAGGTGATTCTCAGCAAGCAGCACAACTTGGCAAGATGCTTGGCGCTGCAGTACAGGCTGAGCTAGTCAGACAAAAACGTCCTGGCGGTCTCCTCGCAAGCTGATGGCTACCTTCCCTTCAATTACACCAACGTATGGGCTGCAAAAAAGCAGCGCACCAAACGTTCGCAAGGTGCAGTTTGGTGATGGCTACGAAGCCAGGCTGACGTACGGCCTGTCGCAAAACCCCAAGGTTTTCAACCTGACGTTTGAGGTGTCAGAGACTGATGCCGACACGATTGAAACGTTTTTAGATGCACGGGCGGCTGACAATGCCAGCTTTGACTTCACACCACCCGGTGAGGGCAGTGCTTCTAAGTTTGTCTGCGAGCAGTGGAGTAAGTCGATTCCGTACTTGAACCGCGCCACAATTCAAGCAACGTTTCGCCAAGTTTTTGAACCGTAATGGCAGCAGTTACAGCTTGGGCAGCCAGCACCGCTTTTTCTGTTGGTGACATCCGCAGAGCGACAACAGAACAGGCTTCTGGCCTGTGGTTTCGTTGCACTACTGCTGGCACCTCTGCAAGTAGTGAACCTAACTGGCCGACTGATATTGGCAGCACAATCACTGATAACACTTGTGTTTGGACTGCGATCAGCAGCGTCTATGACGATGTTTCTGCGTTGGCTCCTAGTGCAATCATTGAGCTGTTTGAGCTTCAACTGGACAACACACTTCACGGAAGCAGTGATGTTTACCGTTTTCATGCAGGCAGTAATGCCGCCGTGACAGGCAACATCGTGTGGAACGGAAATGCTTACACACGAATGCCTGTAGAAGCTGATGGTTTTGAGTTGCGTTCCACTGGTTCTTTGCCGCAGCCAACTCTTACGATTGCCAACCTTGACGGCAACATGACCACTGTTCTGGCTCTTGTGAATCAGACAACAGCAGGCAATGACTTAACAGGTGCAACTGTCAAACGTATTCGCACTCTCAAGCGTTACATCGACGGTGAAAGCAGCGCCGACCCTAATGCGAAGTTCCCAGATGAGATTTGGAGGATCTCGCGAAAAGCAACAGAGACACGGGATATTGTCACTTTTGAGCTATCCAGTGCATTCGATCTTGCAGGCCAGAAAATTCCGAAACGTCAGATTGTCGCTAACACCTGCCAATGGATTTACCGCAGCACTGAGTGTGGGTATTCAGGCACTGATTACTTTGATGTCAATGGCAATACAGTTAGCACGTTGGCGCAAGATGTATGCGGCAAGCGCATCGCATCTTGCAAGCTACGGTTTGGAGAGAACGGTGAGCTGCCGTTTGGTTCGTTCCCTGGTGCAGGATTGATCCGATGAAGCTAACTGATGCGATGCAGGCGGACGTTCTGCAGCACGCAAAGGATGAGTTTCCTAAGGAGTGCTGTGGCCTAGTTGCTGTAGTCAAAGGACGTCGGCGCTACTTTCCCTGCCGCAACATTGCTGAAACACCTGACGAGCACTTTGTTCTTGACGGTTGGGACGACGTAGAAGACAAGGGCGAAGTTGTTGCTGTTGTCCACAGTCACCCCAAGACCAACCCCGCTCCATCACCTGCTGATCGTGTTGCGTGCGAAAAGTCTGGGCTGCCGTGGTTCATTGTCAATCCAAACACTGAAGGCTGGGGCTATTGCGAGCCAGAGGGCTTCGAGCTTCCGTTTGTTGGGCGTGAGTTTGTTCACGGCATTGTGGACTGCTACAGCCTTTGCCGTGATTGGTATGGAAAGGAATGGGGCTTAGAGCTTCGCGACTATCCCCGCCGTGATAACTGGTGGCACCAAGGGCAAAACCTTTACCTAGAAAACTTCCAAAAAGAGGGGTTTCACAAGATTCCGGTTGAAGAACTACAGCGTGGCGATGCCTTGCTGATGAATCTTCAGTCACCTGTGCCAAATCATGCTGCGATCTATCTGGGTGACCAACAGATTCTGCATCATGTGCAAGGCAGGCTCAGCAGTCGTGATGTGTACTTCGCTGACGGCGGTTACTATGGCAAAAGTACAGCCTGTGCTTTGAGGCATGAAGACCATCAAAGTTTACGGGGAGCTGCGTAAACGACTCGGGCAGTGTCGTTTTGAGTTTGATGTGGCGACCCCTGCACAAGCTGTTAAGGCTTTGTGCGTCAACTTCCCAGGACTAGACAAGTGGATTATTGATAGCGAGCAAGACGGTGTGGGTTATAGGGTCAAGATCGGCAAAGAGGATGTGACGCCTGCAAGATCTGATTTGCTTGCAATGCCCTGGAGTGAACGAGAGGTATTCAGCATCACGCCTGTTGTGGCTGGTGCTGGGGATGGTGTTGGCAGAATCTTTGCAGGTGTTGCTTTGATTGGCGCTTCCTTCTTCTTTCCTGGCGCAGGCTTGTTTGGAGTGAGTGGATTGCTTGGAGCTGGCCAGGCAATCGTTGGTGTTTCATCAGCTAGCGTTTTAACGGCTGCTGCCATTGGTAGTGGTCTGAGTGCCATTGGCGCTGGCTTGGTGCTTAGCGGTGTTGCTGACATCATTTCGCCAATGGCACCTCCTGGACTTGAGGCCAGCAAAGAAGCCGCAAAATTGCAAAATATGAGCTTTAGTGGCGTTGTGAACACCGGTCGCCAAGGGCTACCTGTTCCCATAGCGTATGGGCGCGTCTTTGTTGGATCGGCAGTGATTAGCAGCGGGTTTGACGTTGATCACACGCCAAGTACGCCAGCTGATGATGAAAATATCATTGTCACACTCCTCAAAGTCAAAGCAAGTTAATGGAAAACAAGACTTTTATTCGTGGCGCTGGCGGCGGTGGTTGTTTCACTGGGGACACCCTTGTGTCTATCCCAGGAGGAACAAAGCAAATACAAGAAATTAGCATCGGTGATATTGTTTGCAGTTTTAACGATAAAGGTAAGATCCACCAAGCCAAAGTCCTTAAGGTTCACGCTCATGAAAACGAGCGCGTCATTAAATACAACCTTTGGGGCGGTCAATCGTTACATGCCACGCCAAATCACTGGGTTCTGAATCAATTCAATGCGTTTGTTGAAATTGATATGCTCGGTTCTGATGATTGCTTGGTTGACGAGTCTAATCAACTGCTGCCAATCGTTAGCCGTGAAGAGCTTGGGCTGCGTACGGTTTACAACTTAACCGTTGAGGGTCACCACACCTTCATCGCAAACGGCATCCGTGTTCATAACGCTGGCTTAGGCTTGAAAATTGCTGGCTCAGGCGGCGGTGGCGGCGGTAAAGGTGGTGGTCGCTCATCTCGTACGCCAATCGAGGCAGATGACAGTCTGCAGTCAGAACAGTTTGCGAATGTTCTTGACTTGCTTTGTGAGGGCGAGATTGAGGGACTTGATGATGGTGGCAAGAGCATATTTCTCGACGACACTCCTGTTCAAAATGCTGACGGTAGTTTTAACTTTCAAAATTTTGCAATTGTTACGAGAAATGGAACCCAAGGCCAGTCATATATTCCTGCTCCAGCAGGCGCTGGCAATATCGAATCAGAGCAAAATGTCGGGGTAAAGGTTGAAAACGGAACGCCAGTAACACGTCAAATTACTGACACTGATGTTGATCGTGCAAGGGTAACTATTAACGTCCCTTCGTTGCAGCGAATCACTAACGAGGGAGATATATTAGGCAACTCTGTATCTCTGCGTATTGACATCCAGTACAACGGCGGCGGATATAACACTTATTTGTCTGACACGATTAGCGGCAAAAGCAGCAGTTTATATCAGAGGGATTACATCATTAACTTCGATGGCGCATTCCCTGTAGATATTCGCGTGATTAGGACAAGCGCAAACGAGACCAGCAGCAAGAGATCTAGCGACATTTTTTGGAGTGCATACACAGAGATACAAGACGAGAAGCTGCGCTACCCGAACAGCGCATTGATGGGAATGCGCTTCAGCGCAAAACAATTCAGCAGTGTGCCTACACGCAAATACCTGATTCGCGGGATGAAGGTAAAAATCCCAAGCAATGCGACTGTAGATACAACAACACATCTCGGTAGGATCACCTATTCAGGAACTTGGGATGGCACCTTTCAGGCTGCGACTTGGACTAATGACCCTGCGTGGTGTTTGTACGATTTGCTAATTGATCAGCGTCGTTATGGGGTTGGTGTAGACGAGAGCACGCTTGACAAGTTTGACTTCTTTTCTGTGTCCCAATACTGTAATAGTCTCGTCGATGACGGCAAAGGCGGGCAAGAGCCGCGATTTAGCCTCAACATCCTGATTAACAGCAGAGACGAAGTTTTCAACGTCATTCAACAGCTGACAAGCGTTTTTCGTGGCATTGCTTATTACGGTGCAGGATCGCTTGTTCTTAGGCAAGATAAACCTGCTGATGCGCAGTATCTTCTTGGCCCTGCAAACGTCATTGAAGGCGTGTTTACATATTCAGGCACAGCAGAGAAGACAAGGCATACTTGCGCAACTGTCGGTTGGCAAAGCTATGACAACCTCGGTGAGATTGAGTACGAATACGTTGAGGATGCTGAGGCAGTAGCAAAGTACGGCATTATCAACAAAGACATTCGCGCCTTAGGTTGTTACTCACAAGGGCAAGCGCACAGACTTGGCAAGTGGACATTGCTAAGCGAGAAAAATCTTACCGAAACTTGTTCTTTTGGTGTTGCTATCGACAGTGGCATTGTGCTCACCCCTGGCATGGTTGTGGACATTGCCGACCCTTTGCGTGCAGGCACAAGGCGAAGTGGGCGTGTTAGTTCCGCGACCACAGCCGTCATTACGGTTGATACTGACACTGATTTATCAGTCAATCTTGCGGCGAGCCCAACCATCTCGGTGATGATGCCGACTGGCTTGGTTGAGACTAAGACGATTAGCAGCATTTCAGGCACTGCAATCACTGTCTCGGAAGCTTTCAGTGAGGCACCGAACGCTGCTGCTGTTTGGTTGATTCAGACCAGTGACATTCAATCACAACAGTTCCGTGTTGTTTCTGTTACTGACAACAATGATGGCACTGTCGGCGTTACTGCACTCGCCTACAACGAATCGATCTATAACGCTGTTGAGCAAGATGTCTCGCTTACTACACGAGACATTACAAATCTGTCAGGGATTCCTGCAGCTCCAGAGGGTCTGAGTGGCACTGAGTTTCTCTATCAAGAAGGTCAAACAGTTCATACAGGCTTTGACTTGAGCTGGAGTCACAAACGTCTCAACGTTAATGAGTTTGAGGTCAAATACAGGATTGATAATGACAACTTCGAACAAGTAACTACTGCTGCGCCGTCTATCACCTTGCGTGCCTTGCGTGCAGGCACTTTGACGGTGCAAATCATCGCCAA